CGAGAGACAAGTCGCTCATCCCGCGCGTTCACGCCTGGATTGTTGCTCCCGTATATGCGCTCGCCAAGCAGTCGTGGACCGAGTTGAAGGAGTTTGTTCCTGCCGAACTCGTGCTGAACGTAAACGAGACAGAGCGAACGATGAAATGGAAGAATGGCGTCGTCATCGAGGTCAAGTCTGCGGACAGGCCGCAGCAACTTGTGTCGGTGGGACTAGATGTCCTTCTCGTCACAGAGGCGTCCCGCGTCAAAGATGAAGCGTGGCATCAGTCTCTTCGTGGACGACTCGCCTCTCCAGGCAGAGCGGGCAAGGCGATCATCAATTCCACCCCGTGGGGCGGACTGAACTGGTTCCACAGGGCCTTCATTGTCGGACAGAAATACCTCGTTACGGATGGCGTGCGAAGGAAGAATCCAGATTACGATCCAGAATGGGAATCGTGGCAGTTTCCCACCTCTTCTAATCCATATATCGATCCGAAGGAAATCAATTCTGCAAGGAGTTCTCTCCCAGAAAGATTCTTTCGGATGGAATTTCTTGCGGAGTTCCTCGATGACGCGGGCGGCGTGTTCCGTAATGTTCAGGCATGTATTGACCCTGAACTGGAGACGCCAGAGCCTCCGCAGGTTGGACGCAGGTACGTGATGGGCGTGGATTGGGCAAGGCGCCAGGACTACACGTCTTGTATTGTCTTGGATGTCACGGACGTCTCGAAGAGCAGGGTCGTGGCCATCGATCGCTATAACAAGATTGGATACGATCTCCAGTTGGCTCGCGTCAAAAAGATGTGCGACATGTACAACTGCTTTCGCGTTGTGGTTGAGGAGAACGGCATCGGAGACCCGCTTGTCGATCAACTCAGCAAAGACATTCCTGGCAAGATATTGCCGTTCATGACGACCAACATGACGAAGCGTCATATTGTGGATGCGCTATCTGTGAGAATCGAGCGGGGCGAGATTGCGATTCCTGGCAAAGACAACTCATCCCCGAACGCCACATATGATCTGGCAGACGAACTCGTCAGCGAGTTGAAGATGTACGCGTACACGATGTCTGAGAACGGCGTTTTGAAGTATAGCGCTCCATCTGGCTCGCACGACGACTTGGTGATGGCGCTGTCGTTTGCAAATCATGCGGGAGACTCCAGCATGCTGCCGTCTATCAAGATGGGCAATCAGAATCGCGTGAATTGGTCTGGTCATCTGAGTGCAGGTGGGATACAGACATCGAAAACAAGATATAATAGAGTGAATTGGAACAGTGCATTTAATGGTTTGCCGTAGCAATCATTTTAAAAGAAGTAGTTCCAAAAAGAATAACTTCAATCAAATCGGTTCCGATATCCGATAATAGGGAGACGAAGAATGGCTGATTCTTACGGCAAAGACGGCGAGACGATTGCTGGCATTTCGGCTGGCAAAGGAAAGTATCCTCTGCCCAACCTCTCGATCGTCAACGAGAACTGGCAGGTCTGGGTCTCTCGATATTCAGATCTCTATATCAATCCGTCTCACATCACGCTCGACACCTACGAGAAGATGTTGATGGACGACACGGTTTCTTCTGCGATTGAATTGATTCGCGCGTCCGTACTGGATCGTCTCGGAGAGTACACGCATGAGGACGATAAGATCGAGCAGTTTGTAAAAGACGTCCTCGAAGATATGGACACGGACATCAAGTTTGCGATCTCCGAGATTCTATCTGCCGTGTGGGCAGGCTTTTCTGTGACGGAGATTGTTTGGAGAAAGGTTGGCAAATACATTGGAATCGCAGGTCTACAAACGCTTCATCCGCGTTCTGTGACATTTGAGATTGACACAGATTTTGGCTCGTCAACGAAAAACAACCTTAGAAAAATCCTTCAGTGGCAGTATCGAACTTACCGCGTCGAACTTCCGCAGGATAAGTGTATTGTCTATTCGCACCGCAAGCGTTTTGGCAATTGGTATGGCGAAAGCCTTCTCAAGTCTGCCTACGCGCCCTGGTTCATCAAGAAAGAGATGCTGAAGGCCTGGGCCGTGGCCATGGAGCGCTACGGCACCCCGTTCCTCATCGGGAAGGTTCCTGTGGGCAACGCGCAGATGGACGTCGGCAATGGCACGACGATGACGGCGCTGGAATACATGACGATGGCGCTGCAGCAACTGACATCTACCTCAGTCATCGCAATGGACTCGAACTCCGAGGTCTCCATCCAGGGGGTTTCAACGCCAGTCGGCGGCGACTTCGATCGCTTCATGGCGTATCTGAACAAAATGATTTTTCGCGGCATCGGACTGCCGAGTCTGATTGCCGACCACGGCACGGGCGGAGGTTCGTACGCGCTGGGGCAGACTCATTTCGATATGTTTGTGATGCTTCTTGAGTGCATCCTGAACGATATTGCGGCGTTGCTCGTCGATCAGTTGATCACTCCGCTGATCCTGTACAATTTCGGTCCGCAGAACTCGTATGGCAAGTGGCGCGTGCAGGCGTTCCAGGTGGACGACATGCAGAGCAAGGCGAATGCCTTCTTCGTGCTCGGGAACGCTGGATATATGAATCCGAAGCATCCTGCAGACTGGATGTTCGTCCGAAAGACGTTCGGCCTGTCTGATGAATCTCTGGATGCCTATCAGTCTCGCGTCCATCAGTTTGACGTTGAGCAGGCGCAGAATGACATCGCAATCTCTTCAATCATCGATCCGCATGGCATCAGTGTCGCTGCGGCCAAGGAGTACGCGATCACTTCTGCAAAGAGTGCGGCCACGGTCGAGCCGTATCCTGGGATTGTCGATGTGTCAGAATCGATCATCGGCAAGCCTCCGGGAGGCAGCGGCGCCAAGCCTCCGCAGAGCCTTGTTTCCAAGCCTGAGTCTGCGGGCGCCGCTGGCGCTGCGGCTGCAGGCAAGACGGGTTCTGGCAAGTCAAAGGCGCCAGCAGGCCAGACGGGCGCGAGCAGCACGTCTGCGCCGAATGCGCAAGAATCGGCTTCTAAGAAGCCTGTTAAAAACAAGACGGGCGGATTTCAGGGAGCAAAGATTCCGAAGCCTGTGAACCCGTTGCCAACGGCTCCTGGGGCTATTAACGGTGTGAACGGAATCGCAGGCAAGGCATTGAGTCCAGCATCTGGGGACAGCGCGAAGAATCCGCGCGACTGGAACCTTGAGGAGTCAGATTATGGCTCTCATGCTGAGCCTGTCCATGTATTTTCAAAGCATCAGTCAGAGTTGCAGGGCAAATCTGTGCGCGCGGCTTCGCAGCGAGAGTGGAATGACGAGTACGCTCGCAGGGTTGTCATGGAGACGAGTTTTCCGAAGAAAACGCAATGAAGCCTGCGCACGTTTGCAAAGCAAACATTATTTGTATTCATCAGAAAGGATGAATGCCAGTGGATTTGAGTCAATTTGATGACAAAGAATTGCTAGAGCAATTTGCCAAGGGTAAGAATGCTCTCGTTATGCAGACGCTCATCTTCAACAAGAAGTCATTCAAGAATAAAGATGACGCATTGAAGTGGGCATCTGATCATGGCATGAAGACGACAAAAGTTGATGAAAAAGACGATTCTTTTCATGTCAGGCAGCGAGACCCTGGAGATTTTTTTAAGAAGTCTATGAGGACAATTGTATTCTCTAATGACATTCATGCTGTGGTGGGCAGGCTGCGCCACCTTCACAAGCCTGAAGGCGGCGCATTGCCATCTCATGGTTCTACGGATAGCGCAGGCCCGCAAAGCAGTTCTGCAAATATTTCAAAGCCAGAGGTTTCTACTGAAGACCGCTTATCTGGCCATATGATGAAAAAAGAAGATAAAATGCTATACAATAATATCAATGAAAATTTAGCAAGGAATGATAGCAACGTGGATTACATCAACGATTTTCAAGATGTTTTTGCAGACAGCGAGGAGTCTTCCAAATCCAAGAAGATTCGCCACAAGAAGGGTGCGTCTGTTGCCCAGTCGATCATCTTTGACAAGAAGAAGTTTCCTTCTAAGGATTCTGTCAGCGAATGGGCCAAGCAGAATGGATATTCTGCTGACAAGATTAGAGATGTGAGCAACGTTTGGGTTGCGGAGCAATACGACACTGGAAAGTTTGACTCTGCAACGTTTCGTACGATTGATTTCGGCAAGGCTGGCAATGGCGTCAAGGCGAACATTGCGGTCGCCAAAGAGAATATCATGTACAACGAGGGCATTGACCCAATCGAAGAGTTGAATGAGAAGGTTGAGAAGTCTGCGACCCTCCTGGAGCAGTTGACAGAAGGCTTCCGATCGCTCGCGTCACTTTTTGTAGGGAAGCGTGACGACCCTGATTTCGAAGAAGACATCTACATTCCTTTCGGCAACAGCGATACGGGGCACGTGCCTCCGGACGACGTTCGGGCCGCTGCTAATCTTGGGCTGGAACTGCGACGCCAGTTCAATCGTGGAGGCACGATGGTTGGTGTGGCACGGGCAAGAGATCTGTCGAATGGTGCAGCGCTCAGCGACGACACCATCAAGCGTATGGTTTCTTACTTTGCGCGTCATGCTGTAGACAAGGATGCGGACGGGTGGGGCAGCAAGTCGAATCCATCGGCTGGCTGGATCGCATGGCTGCTGTGGGGCGGAGACCCTGGACGCACGTGGGCACAGCAGGTGCTGCGCGACCTGAGCGAATCTCAGTCTGGTCTGAATCAGCCTTCTGTTGACGGATCTCTCTCTGCGCCAGATGCTGCTGCGGGAGCGGCTGGCTCGCTCTCTAGTTCTGGCGCTCTCCAAACGATGGAAAGCGATCTGCGGTTTGACGAAAAGGATTACGAGAGTCTGGACGCCTCGATCATTTCTCTTGGCGAAGACGATCCGAGTGCGGAGGGCAGCACGGAGGGAGAGCCGTGGATTGAGCGGAATGCCCGTCTGTTCAGAACAGGCACGCATAAGGGCATCGAGTTTACAGAGCAGCATATCGACAACATGGTGAACACGTTTGTCCCTCCTACGTCTGACCATCATTGGAGCGTTCCTCTCCAGTTGAATCATGAACTGGACGCGCGGCAGACGATTGGTCACGTTCGCAATGTGTGGAAAAACGGCCCGACGCTGATGGGTCGGCTGCGAATCGTAGGCGAGCCTGAGATCAAGAATGTGAAGGGTGGCAAGTGGACGCGCCTCAGTGTGGGAATTCGCAAGAATTACTCGCTGATGGAGGTTTCCGTCGTGCCGCTTCCCCACATTCATGACGCCTGCATGTTTGACGAGAGCGACGCTTCATTTTCGAATGGCTCAAAAAATGATTCGGCCATTTCCGACAGCGATTTGATTGTCAATGAAAATATTTTTGGTGAAAAGGTCGTTAATGTTAGTAATGGCAGTTCTCAATCTAAAGGCAACCTTAAGCCAGAAGGCTTGTCTGCTGTTAGAGTGGCAGCCGCCAATGCAAACAGCGGAAAACAAACTGTTACAAAAAACAAGGAGGAAATTAAAATGAGCAATGAGACAAACGAGACTGCTGCGCCAACCGAGGAGACCTCGGGCGCGGCTGCGGCGGCTGCCTATAACGAGGCCGTTGCTGCAACCGAGGCGGAGCGCACGGATGCCGTTGCGGCAACCTCGGAAGTTGTTGCGGGAAGCGTCAATGCTGCAACCGTGAAGACGGAGGAGAAGGCGACGGCTGCTTCGTTCTCTCAGGATGGTCTAGAGGAACTCAAGCGTCAGTTGTACGCGGAGTTTGAGGCCAAGACGCGCGCGATGGAAGAGCGTATGGCCAAGCAGGAGAGCATTATCCGCTATCAGGAAGCGTTGGACACGGTGATGTCGTTCATCGAGACCGGCGTCACCATTCCTGCGCAGAAGGATAAGGAACTCGAATTTGTTGTCAAGTTGATGGAAGTTGGCGACACTGAACTCGTTGAGCGATACAAGGAGATCAAGTCGTTGGCCCAGCCCATCGTCAAGTATGGTCGTCTGTCGTCTGCAGACATTCGCAAGCCTGCAGCCTCGAAGACGGACCAGAATCCTGACGATATCGAGCAGGAAGCGTTGACGATGCTTGCCGAGGCTGGATTCTCGCGGAACTCCGAAGGCAAGTTTTCGCGCAAGTAACGCTAGGGCAAAACAAAGCGTAAATAAGGCAGGTATTCTTGCCAATAATTTCAAATTTGAAAGGGGACGTTATTAATGGCTGAAATTTCAACAGTGATTTATACCCCGAACGAGATCATGGCTCTCGCTCCTGGGGCGTCGGACGCCGATTACATTCGGCTCAACGGGATGCTCGCGATGGGTCAGAACCTCCTGAAGGGGACCCTTCTGGGCGTTGTCGCCGCAACTGGCAAGTTGAAGGCGTATGACGATGCGCACAGTGACGGAACCGAGATCGCAGTCGGCGTTCTGGATCGAGATCTGGACGCGACGCTTCGTGACAAGCCTTGCACCTACTTCGTGCGCGGCTACTTCTACGAGGAGCGTCTTGTGGGCCTGGATGCAGCGGCGAAGGCCGATCTGCAGGCACGCTCTCTGCCGACCGGCATCATCACGATTCCGTAGTTGTAATAAGTATTGAAAAATTGGGATGGCTGCGTCATACGGCGCAGCCAGTCCTAAAACAAAATTAAAATCAAAACAAATGAATGAATATGAACGCGACGGGGCACTGCTCGGTAGCCGCGCAACATACTTCATTTAGGAATAAGAGGAGGAAGCGAATAAAATGCCTGAGAGCATTATTCAATGGCCAACAATCAATATCCTTAATCGAGTAATCAACGAGTTTGCTGTGGACCCGACCACTTTCATCGGTGTGAACATGCTTCCCGTCGTGACGGAAATGGGCACCGACATCAAGTGGGATATCCTCGGCGGCACCCTGGGAATGACCCAGGCCTACCAGATGGATTCTGAGCCTCGCAACATCAACTTCCGCGTCCTCAAGACGAAGACGATGGGCACGATGGGCTGGGCCGAAACTGCGGTCCTCAACGAGACCGACCTGCTCTACATTCGTAACGCAGGAACTCTGAGCGATCGCGCGGGCCGCAAGTTGCTCGCGCTGCGCCTGGAGCAGTTGAACACCCGTCTTGAGACCCGTATGGAGTATCTGCGATGGTCTGCGATGCAGGGCGTCCTCAACGTCAACCAGAACGGCGTCAACCGCGTCGTCGACTATGAGGTTCCTGCCAACCATAAGCCGGTTCTCGTGGGCAACCGCAAGTGGGACGATCTCGCGAATGCAGATCCTCTCAGTGACTTCATGGACTGGTCGCTGCTGTTCCGTGGCACCGGTGCGGGTCGTCCGATTGCCTACATGAACAAGCATACCTCTCAGTGGCTGGCCAAGAATGCCACCATCCGCGATCTGGTCAAGCAGTCGTCGAACACGCTTCTGCTCGGCCCGATGTCGGTGGACCGCATCGTTATGCCTCTCGTCTCGGACCTCGACAGCATTGTCGTGTACGATGGCGGTTTCACGGACGAGCAGGGCAACTGGCAGACCTTCATTCCGGACGGCGTCGTCATTCTGAAGGCGCAGGGTCCTGTTGGAGAGCCGTTTGGCGATATGGTCACCACTCCGTCGATTCGCAATGGCGGTATCGACAATCCTACTGGCGGCAAGTTTACCATCTTCAAGGAGGAGATCGGGCCTGAGTACACCGTGCAGCGCGTCACCGTTGGCGCTGGCTTCTACGGCCTCCCCCGAATCTATCACCCGAACTGGCTTGTCGTCGCTACGGTCGCCTAGTACGGCTTTGGCTGTACGTACGGGTGGACAGGCTCTAGAGCCTGTCCACCCGTAGGGTGCCCTTTATCCTTACAATTGAATACAGCGCAAATAATCGCGGCGGAGCGACTGCAGTGCGGGTGCTCGCCGCGTTTGTTTTTGCAATCTTTGCAATTAAAATAATAAAAAATGGTGAGACTCAAAATGAGCAGATCATGGAACAACAATGAGCGAAGCGATGGCGCGAGTCATCCTAAGAAAAACGGTTCAGACTTGCATGGCGAATCTGCCAGCGGTCCTGGAAGCCTTCATTTTGACATTCGATTGTCGTCTTCTCGGTCTAGTTCTCAAGACAGACCCAAACAGAAGAGTTCTGTAGATCGCATCTTTGACAAGCATTTTGCTCAGGTTAGAGATGCGCTAGAACTCCTGGAGGCATACGTCCTGCCTGATCACGTCTCAAAGTTTGATTCTGTACAAAGAATCATTGACGAGTCAATCTATCAGGCAAAGAAAGACGCGAATAAGATTTTTAACAGCGTTGCAAATCCAGAGAGAAGCAACGGCAGTCAAGATGCGGCGCGGGAGTAGCGCAGATTGGCATGAGGTGCAATCAATAGAAAAATATAAAACAAAATAATGTTTGGAGAGATTTGAATGCATCAATATTCTCCTGGATCTAAAGTCAGGTTTGTAACGACATATCAGCACGCTGACGGGACGAGATTTGACCCGATAGTTGCCAAGGTTGTGTTTCAGGATCCCATCGGAGGCGTTGCGGATTCGCTGCTTTCCAAGCAGGGCGAGACGGGCATGTACGGTGTTACGTTTACGGTACCCGCTAACGCTGTTGCTGGATTTTATGATTTTTATTTTTACGGCACATACCTCGACAACTCAAGCAATGTTGTTGAGTATAAAGGTCAGATGGACTACGTCGAGGTCGTTCAGATTGGCGCCTCGATGGACACGTTGCCGCAGAATTGGTACTGCACCGTTGGAGACATCAGGCTGAGGCTCCCGCTGTTGACGCAGGCGAAGATGAGCGACGCGAATGTAGAGGTATTCATTGTTGGCGCGATGGGAGAGGTTGACTCTCGTATCGGAAACCGATATCACGTTCCGTTCACCAATGTTCCAAATGTGATTCGCGCAATCACCAGAGATCTGGCCTGCTCTGAGATATTGGACACGATGTTCTCTGGAGACGCGAACGGCGAGCCTTCGCTCCTTGCCGATCGCCTCAGAAAGAATGCGATGGAAATGTTGGCTCCGATCATCTCTGGTCAGACGATGCTGCCGGGGTCGTCGAGTTCGCCGCCATTCAGAATATCTAATTTCAAGATAGTCACAGGCCAGCCAACGCCGCTCACGGATATGATGACGAACTACGATGCATGGGGACCTCCTGGAGTGGCTCCGTAATGTTTGGATTTTATATCAAAGTTGACACTCAAAAATTTAATTCTGACTTTAAAAACATAATAAGCAAAATAAAAAAGTTTAGTTCGCTAGAATATATGAATATAGAAAAGCCTCTAAATGACGCCGCTGACATTTTGGAGCAAAGACGGAAGTCAATGATGAGCAAAATGTCTGCGGATGCTTCTCGATACAAAAACAATAGTGAGACTTTTGATTCAAAAAAAGATTTATATCAAAAATCTTCTAAATTTCCAAACTCAAAATATATAAACAAAACAAATTATAGCAACAAATTATCAAACTCAAAATCTCAATTTGATAATTTAAAAATGGATTCAATGACTAGAAACACCATCGGCGGAAGAAGTGGAATGAATACTGCTGCATCAGACATGATGAGATCGAATAGCGGACAAACATCAATGAATTCTGGTGGATGGGTTAAATCTGGCTCTGTTCAGACCGGCTCGATTCAGCGCGGCTCTGTAACAAGAGAAGTATCTAGTTCTAGTAATTCTGCTCAAATTTCAATCATGATTAGTTTTCCGAGTTCTATCAATCACATTCCTTATTCTGCTTTTCAAGTTTCGGACTCTGAAATTCAAAAGATAAATAGCATATTTTACGAATGGATTAGCAATAAAATTCAAGGAGCATAATATGCTTAAATCTATTAAAAATCAATTAAAAAATATATTTGAGTCAGAGTTAGGTCAAGGCGGGAAACTTGAATCGTTTAAGACGGTGATCGGCGGACCAATTACGACTCATTCCAGGTCGACGTATGAATACCCGCTCGTGTCTGTCTATTTTAAAGAGGGCAGGTTTGACGTTCGTCAGAACGTCACAGGCGGCGTTGGGAATTTAATTTGGGACGTCAACGCAGTATTTGGCGTAGAAGTGTACCACAGCGAGATAAGCCTCGAAAGAGATCCCGTTGAGGATAGCCTTCTCGAACTGGTCTACTCTGACGATTTAACAAAAGGCGTTTTCGCAGCATTGCGAAACAAGAGTAAAATATTCGCAAATGGTCAGACTTTCTTGCTGTCCGTTGGAAATGTAAGAGAGTTTTTTAATACAGATGGGAATGTCACATTTGGGTTACAGTTCGAAGTGATTGTGACCACGTGGGGCATCTAGGCAAATCTTGCCACAATATAAATATGCCAGAAAACAATTGATGTGCGATGCTGACATGGTGAGTTGTGGCTCAGGAAAGACGAAATGCTTTGAGTTGAATTTTAATTTCGCGAGTTGAAATCATCAATTCATGCTTCGGCATCTCGTCTTGATCATGCTCTTTGCAAAGAGAATAAAAATCTAAGGAGGCAACCCTATGGGTAATTTTAATAACGTATCGATGGGTTCGGGGGTCCTGTTCTACGACAACGTGGACGTCGGATTCCTCAAGGGAGACGTTCAGTTCTCCTACAACTATGATATTGAAGATTTCGAGACGGGTGTTCCGCTCGTTCTGCAGGGTTCGATTGTGAAGAAGGCTGGCGCTATGCTGAAGGCTGGCGTTGCGGAACTCACCGCAGCGAATTTCAGCATGGCTCTCGGCGGACTGGCAATTACCAACAACAACGGGGCGGAGGACGTCACGCACTCGGTCAATCCCCAACTGCTTACCTTCTCTGCGTACCAGGGCGGCTCGATTGAGGCGATTGTGCTCGACGGTCCGAATGTGACCACTGGCGCGAACAAGCCGGTGCTCAAGGATACGACGGATACGATCACGTACGCTGAGAACACCGACTATATCGTTGACTACTTGAACGGCCACATCTATCGCAATCCTGCCGGCGCACTTACCGCTGGAGAGAGCGTGCATGTGACGTATCGGTTCACGGCTCCTCAGTCTCAGCAGATCAAACTTGGCGCGACTTTCCATCTCGCCCAGAAGAATCTGCAGTTCGTCCACACGATGCCGAATACGGGCAAGATGATCACGATTCACATGTGGAAGGCGCAGGTCACGGGCAAGATTGACTTCAGGTTCTCGGAGAGTTCGTTCATCATCAACGACGTCGAGTTCAAGGCGATCGCTGACTGGGCCGGACATCCCGACATGCCCTTCGGCTACATCGAGCGCGAACTGTAGTCAAAGACGGCTTCTGAGCAAGTTTAAGACAAACAATTAAAAACATATAAACTTATATTATAACCTAAATTTACTGGTTGTGCATGTATTGACTAAAAAATCATGCACAACCAGTATTTTTTTTTATTTTCAATGTATAATATATAATGTATACGCATATTTGTGTGTACAAAAAAAATAATCAGGAGAGCATAGCAAAGATGAGCGAAAGAAATATTCTTGAAGAAATGCAGGATCAGTTTGCTGAGTATGAGGAGTTGGCGCCTCGCGTCAAGCGTTTCAAGATTGCTGGAGAGATTTTCGTCCTGAAGGAGATGTCTGGGGAGGAACTCTCTCGCTACGGCAAGTTGCAGATCAACATCACGAGCAAGACGCAGAAGAAGGTTCGCGACATGATTCGCGATGTGGATCCGAAGGAGGCGCTGGCGAACGTGAAGTCTGTGATCAGCGGCTTGACGGACGACAGCGATCCTGCCCAGACGTACGAGGCCCTCATTCATGCCGTCAATCCAGTTCGCACGGATTCTTCCACCAAGAATATCGAGGAGGCCGTCGAGAAGGCGTTTGAGATCAGTCTCAAGAGTCAGACTCCGCTCCTGGAATGGGTCCTCAAGCGTGACAAGGAGTGGATCCAGCAGAATTTGACCACGGATATGCGCCGCAAAATCCTTGAGGCGCAGGATGAGTTGAATGGGATTGGGGACTACTTAAAAAACGTGGCACCCCTTCTTCTGGTGGGCATGTAGGCAAGAGGCTCACCTGGAGAAGGTTGTGCGTCACGGTGGGCAGAGCGTTCGGCGTCCTTCCTACGGACGTCTGGGCGTCGCTGCCCATCCGCCTTATCCAACTTTATTACGTTGATATTGTACGCGAAAAGATTGAAGATCAGATATTCCAGATGCGGCTGCAAGGAGCAGAGGTCAAGGATCCTGATTGGCTTGAAGAGGAAAGGGAAAAGCCAGACTTCTCTGACATTCGTCAGGCATTTGAGAGAGACAAAGACAGGTACACATCCATGTTGCACAAGAGCGGCTCGTCAGGACCAGCAGGCGGTCAGCCGATTGCGAACATATCGAGTCGCCAGTCTAGATTGATGAGCGGCGCTAGACCACGAGGAGGAATTTTGTAGCATGTCTATTAATTGGGACGGCACCCCTAATGTTCCGCCCGGCGGTGGCGGACCTACAGGAGGTGCTACATTTAGAGTTGAGTTTGAAACTGGCCGCGCGCCAGTCGAAGAGGCTCAGCGAGCGGCGGATCAATTTTCAAGAATCATGCAGAGATTTACCATTCAACAAATCTCTGCAATTGAAACATTTGGAAAGTTTTCTTTTAGAATTGATTCTTTTATTAAGAAAATTTTAGATGTTGCTCAATCGTTCGAGGTATTACGAGCAAAACTGTCTACGGTTATTGGCAACATGCAGGAAGTCGATGAGGCTCTTAATAGATCTGTTAGATATGCTTCAAAAACTCCTTTTTCTGTAGAAGAGATTGTAAATGCTAGAACTCAACTTGCCATTTATGGTCAAGATGTAGAGAAATGGACAGAAATATCTGGCGACATCGCCTCCACGATGGGTCAGCCGATTGCGCATGTGGCGAATGCAATTGGAAAGGCATTTGAAGGGTCCACGCTTGGCGTTCGCGTTTTGACGAATTCGCTTGGCATATCTCGCGAGCAACTTCGCATGTATGGCGCGACCGTAAACGCTCAGGGCGGGGTGTTGTTGAGAACGAAGGAGCAAGTAGAGTCATTCAAGTTGGCGATTGAATCCATTCATGCGGAAAGATTTGCCGGAGGAATGGAATTCAGAATGCAAACAATGGGTGGAGCCTTTCAAAACCTAGAAGACGCATCCATGAATCTTTTAAGAAGTTTAGGAGACTCAATTAGCGGCTTGGCTATAGTCTTTGCTAAAATTTCGACTTGGTTTATTGATCTTTCTAGATGGTTTCTTTCATTTGACGTTGGCTCAGGTTTGGCAAAAATTGGATTAATTACGGCGGCATTAATTGGAGTTGGCGCCACAATTGGATTGCTTAGAAGTCAAACGTCTCTGCTTTTGGTAAACATTTCAAATATTTTCAATCTGACATATACAACCGCTGCAAATGCAGTAATTCCTTTGTCTCAGGCGTTTGCAGATGCAAGTGTTACGCAGGTTGGTTTCTGGACGATGCTCAAGTCGACTATTGGTGGAGTATTGAGGACTCTTGCACAATTTCCTGGATATTTAGCGATTGCAGCAATTGCTATTTCCGCAGCGCATCTTTGGTCAGTTTATGAAGAAGATCAACGATACAATAAAATTCAAGAATTAAGATTAAAACAACAAGAAAATCAAGCAAGAATGGCAAAAATGCGTGTAGAAAGAATTCTTGGAACAAACGCAAACTTGCAGTCGCTGAAGCCTACGCAATTTGGTCCGGAAAGCGATACGGGAATTACTTCAAAAGATTTAACAACATATACTTATGAGCATTACAGAGAACGAATTCTTAATTTTGAAAAAAAATATAATTATGAATTAGATTCATTAAATGAAGAAAGAAATAAAAACGAAAATAACTCCGATGCTATTCAGCGACAAATAAGAGACAGGCAAATTATAAGACGAATTAGTGATTTAGCAAAAATTAAAGATATCAACAACAAAGAAATAGAATTAGAACGTTTAAAAAATATAGAGTTCATAGCAAGAATCAAAGACAATCAAATTGACGAGTCCGATTATGCTCGCGCGTATCGAGCGTCCACCATGTTTGCCGGAAACTTCAATATTGCTGTTCCAAATGCCGAAAAGGCAGCGAGTGCGATTGAAAAACTTTCGAATTCATCTAAAGAATTTCAAATTGTAAGAGATTCGTTAACCAAGCCGATTCGGAATGTATATCCTGAAAAACTGGAAGAAGGAGAGGCAAAGAAGGCGTCTTCTACGTTTAATAAGGAAACAGGACAATATGAAGTAAATCCTGACTTCACTCCTGTTATTGCAGGGCAAGTTACAAAAAATACAATTAAAGATTTATCAGAAAAGATGTCATTGATAAATGAATTAGAACAAAACGGAAATGTCAATGCAAGCGAGAAACTCATATTGATTCAAGATCAGTTTAGATATCAATCGATGATCGCTGCCGCTAGTTCTGACACTTTTGACGATCAGCAATTGCAGCAACAGTTCGATAACTTGCGAATGAAAACGCTTCATGACATTTATGAGGCTCAGAACAAGATTATAGGTCAACAGAAAGAGCAGATTATGCATCTGGCTTCAATTGGAAAGTTATCCAGCGCTAATTCAGATGATGCATTAAAAAATGCTGACGCATTGATGCGTCAGGCTCAGGCATCTGCCAATTCTCCTGTTTACGCAATATCTTCAAAATTTATTACTCAAATAAAAAACAAACAACAAGAAGAATTAAAAGAGTTTGTCAACTCTGCTGCAAACCCAACAAGAAATTTCAATGCAATTCTTTCAGGGTTGAGAAATACAATAAACAAGAAAGAAGGAGAAGTAGAAAAAGGAAAAGAAAGGAGTTTTAAAGAAAACCTTCAAGATCAAGAGCATTTACAAGAGGAAGGATTCAGTCATTCTGAAACTTTTGACAAACTATTTTCAGATTTTTCCGGAATGGAGCCAAAGGGTCTTGTAAGCCTAGAATCTCATATGCAAAACAAATACGGAATAACTTTACCTGAAAGTTACAAAAAAAATCTATTAAGATCACAAAAAATAAACGAAATATTAACGCCAGAAGAAATTAACGATCTTAAGAAAGCATATCTTAGCAAAAATCTAGATGAATTTGATGATCTCGCAAACAAATTGTCTAGAAAAGTAAATTTATCTTCTGGTTCAATTCAGCAAAGAATCAAAGAGAACATAGCCAATGAGGGCACGCAGGATGCAAAGAAGCCTGAAAATCAAGAGATTCAACTCAAAACTGCTGAGCAACTTAAAAAGCAGAAAGAGTCAAATGAAAAAGAGTTGCAGCAGTGGGTAGATGTCTTGAAGACTGGATATGGCAAAGTTGGAAAGCAGTATGAGAAATTTTTTGGGTTCAATGAATACATGAAGCAGACCAATCAGTCTTCTTTGCAGCAGCAAGTAAAAGAAGCAGAGAAAAACTTTGAGACCGTTGTTTCTTTCATGTCTGGAGACTCTAATAAAGTCGAAAAGGCTCGCGCCGACATGTATGCCAAGATATACGAGTTGGACAGGTCTTATCGAGAAAGAAGGCTTTTCCTTCTCAATGACATGGTATCTCAAGAAACAAAGAATTCTCATGGCTCTACGCAGATTGCGCTGATAGCGTTGAATCAGAAACTTGCTCTTTTAAACCAAGAAAAGGTAAAGACAAAAGAAGTATTAGAAGAGATTTTCAAGACGCGTCGTGAGATTGGCGACAGAGAGTATGATTACGAAAAAACTAAATTTGACAGAATGCAGGAACTGCAAGACAGAGCATCTAGTTTTGAGAGCAAAAAATTGAATGCTAATCCGTTTAGAACGCTAGATGATACTCTTGCTGACCTGAAGAGACAGTCTGAGTTTGCGGAAAAGCAGCAGACTGAAAAGTTTGACAGATTTACAGAAAAGACACAGAGCGACGCGAGAGAGGCGCAGATTCGAACCGAGGAGGGATACTTCTCGCAGGCGCAAGAAGAGGCCGCAAGAAGAAGGGCGTCGCTGCCTAGCCTGATAGACTCGTCGGAGAAGACGCGCATTGGCATGGAAGATCGGGCAAATCAATTTAATCCTCAAATAAATAAAGCAATGGAAAGTCTTCAGGCTGCACGAAAAAAGACACAAGAAGATTTAAGAAATGCGCAAAAAAATGGCACTACAGCACAAGAATTTTATCAAAGTCAACTTGGCCGATTAGATTCAGGAGCAATGGAAGAAGCCTACAAGCGTGTTCAATTGCTCAGACAGATGCAGGCAGAGGCCATGAGGGGTTCTAAGGCTGCTGGAGTGGAAAGAGATCGCGCCTCTCAAGAGTTGGAGAATATGAATGGCGTTGTTGCAGCATTGGACGTCGGGAAGAAGGCTCAGCAGGCGCTACAAAAGACATCCAGTTCTCTCAGTGTTGATCAGGTTTTGAGGGCTCAGTACGATGCTGTTGGCGCATCGATTGCCAAGGCGACCAATGAATTTCTAAAAGGAAAAAATGCTAATGACAAAGATGTTCAAAAGGCATTGAAAGAAAATCCTTTTATAAATGGATTGCGCGGACGCAGGGCTGAACTGGAACAGTTAATGAAAAGCGGAGCCGCTAATCCAAAAATCGATCGAGAGCGCTACAATCTAGAGGTAGACAAAGAGGGAACTCGTAAAAAAGACGAAATCGATCAAAAGACAAAGGAACTCTTAGAAATAACGGCAATAAATGAATCTATTAAACTTCACGGTGAATTATTGAAGTTGCGAGAAGATATCGCAAGCGTTGATTTAGAAAAAAGCCTTGAAAAATACAATAGAGCATTTTATCAAACGTTAAACACTTCAAGGCGATACCTGAAGGATCTGTATCCTGCCGAGAGGCAGTCTGATGAGGCGTTGCAGAGCGACATCATTAGGAATTCTCAGACTAGACTTCAACTTGCCATTCAAAATCTTGATCTTGAATACTCAAAAAGACATGAGAACGTGAGAACTGGCTCTGAAGAAGAAAAGATTTTAATGGCGGAAAAGGCTCAAAAGGTAAGAGAGGCGCAGCAAAAGGAACTAGACAACGTCATAAAGATTATTGACATTGAAAAGCAAAAGCGTATTGATGCAATAAAAGAAATATATGCAATTATGGAAAAATTCGACAAGCAGCGCATGGGTGGAGAGAACAGCCCATTGTATACTGCGGAAGAAGGAGAGCAGATAGAAGCGGCCAGAAGAAAGGCCATGGGGTTTGAGCAGTTTGGATTCAAGCGGTTCACTACAGGAACGTTTGGATTGGAAGGGTACGATCCGAACGCAGATCAGACCAAAAAGAGAAACGCCACCGACCTGCTTGAATCTTATGCCAGGACGTTGACATCTAATATGCAAACGATTGAGCGATCTCTTTCTGACGTCAAAGACGGATTTGTTGGTGCTGTAGATCGTCTCGGAAGCCTGATCACTTCTACCTTTAGCGGCAATGGCCTGAAAAACACCGTTGCCCCTGGGGCGGCAGCAGCGCCAGGAACGGCAACTGGCGTCTCGGGCGCCGCCGCGCCATCTGCCGGCGCGGCTTCTACTCAGTTCAACCCTGGATTGCCTGGAATTCCGGCGGGACTGAAGCCAAATGAAGTTTATGATTATTTAAATGCTAAAGATAAAGTAAACGAATTCATTCAAAACAACGCAAAGGCAGTTCCAAAGCCTGTTGGAATGGGATTCCCGTCCACCAGTGTCGAGCCGTTGAAGCCTGCAAGCGTGAAGACGGGCGAGTCTCAGCAGGTTGCCAGCAATACGCAGCAGACGTACATCATCAATGGTCAGAACATACCGATGACGCCAGTCTTGGAGGACCTGGGCCGTTCCGCGGCCAGGGCCGTGGCATTTCATGCGCCAGGGAGCGAATGGGGCCTGACATAGGCCTGCGCGGGCTGTTCAAATGCAAAACATTTTTTGCATTCAAAATATGATATAATTAACAGATATGGAGGCAGAAGATGTACGAAACATCGCAATATGAGTGGACGTATAAAATTTCTACGCAACGAAACATTATTCGTTCGAAGACGATCT